GGAACCGACATGGAGATATCCGTGCTAGCTGTGCTGAAGGCCCTTGTACTAGCCTGCCTTTTGTACTTCGGTTGGGTTGACGACATTTCTGTCATCGATCCACCGACTCATTGCTGCATTCCCCTAAACGGGGGGCCGTAATGAGCACTAGAGGCAAGCTGTCCTCAGGCCACAGCTTATCAGTCTCGAGTTACTCCGAGCTGATGTACTGGAAGGCCAATGATACTTTCAGTATTACCCCGACCCGTCGATACGTTGTGAAGGTGTATCGTTGGAGAACCCTAATCTATACGTCAAAAGATATTGTTTGGTCCCATAATGGGCTCAATCAAGCTATTGACCTAATAGATTTAGAGTTCCCCGATCATCCTCACGGCTTATCTTTCGTGATCTCGGTATACGATCTTATCAAAGGTCGTTCAGTAAAGACAGACGTTACTGTTAACCCTTTGCTTAATTTTTCTTTAACGAAGAGTCACAAAGGTGACCCTTCTAAGAGAGTTAAACTTAAGGTTTCAGCAAAGCCTGTCTTATTACCTACGGTGAATGTTTTTCGTCGTAGGTCAGTGAGCTCTTTTGTAAAGAAAAACATCAGAGCTCCAAGGCAGAGGTCTTTGCTCAATAATCGAGCTTCAAGACCAAATCCGGAAACTCGAAGGCAATCGTTTACCGAGTGGACGTCTACTACCGGAAACCCGACTGGTACTACTGTACAGTCGAGCTACGTTAGTTACAACCGCTCGTACTCGAGTGTTCGAACTCCGAATTTCAAAGCTAGACAGCGTCTTGGTACGTTACCTGTTAACGCCTACTCAATGCTTCGGCAGACGGTAGATGCGGGTCCGTACGTTAGACATGAGGTGTTACCACCTCCTCCAACGAACTCTGGGAATTACTCCCATTTCGAAGGTAGTATGTCAAGCTTTGTCTCCTTAGCGGACGTCAACCCAAGTCACTTGGCAATTGACGAGAACTCCCTTATATCCAAATTGGGAGCGCGTATAAACGCGGCAGATGTGAATATCCCGGAAGACATCTTTCAGGCCAAACAGACCC